CTTGTGGCAGCTACATGGGTATATGGATTTATGGGGGTTTAATGAAGCTGAGTTGATCTATTGCCTTGTTGACACTCCCTTTAATCTTATTGAAGATGAAATAAGAAGGGCTGACTGGAAGCACAATATACTAACCGTAGATGGTGAAGTGAAAAAAGATAGTCAGGACTTTGTAATTGAGTTAGTTTCAAAACACATCTTCACACATGAGGGATTAGATAGTTTCTGCCAGCAATCTTCAACGGTTTACAGAGAATGGTTTAGTGACTTTGTAGAGATACCTAAAGAGCTAAGAGTTAAAATCTTTCAGGTGCAAAAAGACCAATCAATGTTAGATGCACTTTACCTACAGATTAAAAACTGTAGAGAGTATCTAAACGACCTTTCATTATCTGTTATACCTGAGTTCCAAAAGTCAGCTTAATGAACGAAAAAGAAACCGAAACTCCTATAGCAGTAGGAGGTAATTTATACGCATCATTTTAAACCAAGAACCCCGCGTGTTTTTAATTAATAAATAAATATTAACGTAGAAACAGTAAGGAGCGCGGGGTTTTTAAAAACAATCAAATCAATGAATCCAAACTTAATCGAAAATCAGGAAAGCGAAAGCGGGACATTATTAATAGCATTTGCTATCATTTTTATACTGGTGGTAGTTATGTTAATCTATCTCTTCAAAAGGTTCGACCTATTCAATAGCAACGATGATATAGATGATAACGACCCGCATTTGTTCATAGGTTCTAACTAAAAAAAGCAAATCAAAATGACAAGAAAAGTAAACCAAAACAGTATCGAGGCTCGTAAAAAATCAGAATCAGAAAGGAAGCAACACGCGAATGAGATATTAAGCTACCTGCACACCCATAGGCACACAGCATACACCGCGCGGGACTTAGAGCCTATCCTTAATATCAATTATGTAGAGTGCCGTAGAAGGTTATCAGAAATGCACAAGGTAGGTCAGGTTGTGTCAGGTGGTAGTGTAATGGAGGGCAAATATCCAAACACCGCGTATAAATTCTATTCATGGGTTGCCACTAAAGAGCCTAAAACCTTTTTGGAATTACTGGAAGAAAGGCTGGCTAAAGAGATTAATAAAGTAAAGGCTAAACTTATAATCTCAGAGGTGAAAACAGAATACAAAACCCAATAGCTATGGAGTATTTTATTATCGGTTGTATGGTGTTTTTTGGTGTATTTATAGTATTTGGAATAGTTGGCTTATTCTTCATCTGTAAAAGCATCATTATAGACATATTTAGTAACATCAAAACAGTAATTAAACTATGGCTAAAAGAGTGGCTAATATGACAGATTTAGCGAGAGTAGAAAGATGTTTTAAGAGATACCCTCAAGAAGATTTTACAGTAACCGAAATTGCATCACGGCTAAGGATTGACAAGTTGAAAGTTAGAGGTAGAATCAACACATTGAAGCGAAACAATGTGATAGAGATTAGTTGCAAGAAATTAGTTAAAAAAAGATACGACACGGCTTACAGATTAGTGGCCGCATAAATAACACTTACATTATGGCACAGGCAGTAAATAAAGATTTAAAAATAATTGTTGAATTTGTGGCGAGCAGGTACAAGATAAGCCCTGAATTATTGAATCTGAACACCCGAAAAAGGGAGATAATCAGGCCGCGTCAAATCGCACATTGGTTATCAAAAAAAGTTACCAAATTTTCGCTACAGGAAATAGGCTCTCATATTGGCGGGAAAGACCATGCAACGGTGCTACATAGCATGAAAACTATCAATAATTTGATAGATACGGAACGTGACTTTGCATCTGAAATTAATCAATTAATAGCAGACTACCAAATAAACATTGCTCCGCTCCTTAACCGAAAGTATAATTACGAGGTACTCAGTCAGGAACGCTCAAACAGACGCTTTGAGATACAGCGTGACCATTACGAAAGGTTAATCGCAAAACTGGCTAATAATTCCCTACTACTCCTGCATCAAAGCGAAAAAGTATTGCATGAATCGCATATTATCGAAGGTTGGCTAAAGGCTAAACACCTCAATCGAATAAAAGCGGCTCGAAGGAATTTTAGAGAGTTAAAATTAAATCAGTAAGTGTGTTTCATATAGTTATTAACATGGTTATTAACACCTCTTTATACAGGGGTTTTAAAATGTCACCCATGTTTTTTAAAAAATTTTAAGATGAATAGCTACGACTTAAGCAGAGAGTGGTTTGACTGGTGCTTTGTAAATCCCGAAAAGGTGAAGCCAGTCCATACAGCACTATACTTTTTTGCTATCGAGCATTGTAATAGGTTAGGGTGGAAAGATAAGTTTGGACTTCCCTCGTCTATGGCAATGGAGGCAATAGGTATAAAGTCTTACAACACTTATGCAAATACCTTTAAAGATATAGTTGCATTTGGCTTCTTTAAGCTTATTGAAAAATCGAAAAATCAGTACTCCAGCAACATAATTGCCCTATCAAATTTTAATAAAGCACATGACAAAGCACTTGACAAAGCATTGATAAAGCACACGACAAAGCAAAGTGAAAGCACGGTACAAAGCATTGATAGTATAAATAAACAAGAAACAATAAACAATAAACAAAGAACAAAGAACCATATAGCACCTCCCCCAACTTTTGAAGAATTTTTAGACTACGCTATTGAAAAAGCGCAGGACATAAACATCGAGGTTGATGAATCGAAAATCAAAGCCAAGTATTTAGCGTGGAAGGAAAACGGATGGAAAACAGGCAAGAACGCTAAAATCAAAAATTGGAAAACAACACTTCTAAACACTTTGAACTTTCTGCAAAAAGAAAAAAGTTCCGCAAAAAAAGAAAGTGAGGGCATGAGCGCACAAATTGTAAAAACCGTAAACCCCTACAGGACATGAGCAACATTGTAAAACAAAATCATCAAATAGCCTTAGCTGGCACAAGTCAGGAGGGAATAAAAGTGAGGTTTGAAATACCCGAAACGCTAAAAGCAGACCTGTTTGACGAGGTGTTGAGAGGCTACAAAATCACACAAACCAAACTACCTGAAAACTTTAACGAAGAAATTCAGGTGACGGTTGAAATGGTTGTGCCTGAAATTTTAGAGAAGTTCGGAATGTTAACCCTCCCTGAAGTCAAACAGGCGTTTAAAGACGGTTTTTTTGGCGAATACGGCACTTTCTACGGAATTACACCCCTAACCCTCACAGGGTTCTTAAAAAGCTATCTAATGAGCGAAAAACGAAAAAACATAGTTCGGGAATCGAAAAAAGAAAATCAAGCACTTCCTGAACCTACTCCCGAAGTAACGAAAGATGAAAAGCTGATAATGTGGAATGAGGCTAAATCCAAGTTCCTAAAAACAGGTGAGATGCTGGGCGAAGTTTACCTGTACCGTGTGGGTAGGGATTTGGGTTTTATTGACGAAACCGATGAGTTTTTCATTGAAGAGGTGAGGTTTAAGGCGCATAAGCGACTGGAAGAGATGCGAGAGAATATATCTAAAGCCGCTTTGAGCATTACCGAAAAGTGGGAGGTAAGAAGCATTGATGAGCTACTAAAGCAATTGGAAATGGACAAACCGATTGAGAAAGGCACAATGAAGTGGAAAAGAGTATGTAGGAGAATAGCAGTAGAAATAACATTTACCAATGAAAGCACTTAGATTGATAGTGATGGTAGCGCGACATTATGGTGTAAAGCCAAAACTTCTACGCCAGCCCTACCCAAAGAGAAACGCCAAAGACGCTAAAACAATGGCTGTTATTATGGTTGAAAAATATTGCAAGCTAAAGTTAATGGCAATTAGCAGTACTTTCTTAATGGATAATCGTTCAAGTTTATATCACTTAGAAAAAGGTAGGGCTTGGATATTTCAGGAGGGAATTTTTAGGCAAAATTATTTACAGTTAGTATCAAAAATAAGCAAATCAAAATGAAAGAAATCAGAAACATTAAGAAGTTAAGAAGCTATTTATCAACCCTTGAAGAAGAGGCGGTGATAATTAAAAAGCAGGTAGCAGATGCGCAAAGAAACTATTCAGGTAAACTATCGCAGATAAAAAAGGTGAAAGATGAAATTGAGGCGATAGACAAGAATGAGAACCTAAAGGTTTCAGAACACGCTATTATTAGGTACTTAGAACGAAAAGGAGGTTTAGACATCTCAATGATTGAATCACAAATCCTATCAGAAGAGGTGAGGTGTTTAGTGTCAAAATTAGGAGGAAATGGCACGTACCCAAATAAAGATTTTAAAGTAGTAATGAAAAACCATACGGTGGTAACAATTACTTAGTAAAATCAGCAATAATTAACTAAAAATAACTATCTTTAAGGAATAATTACTAAAAGCGAATCGGAGTGGTAAAAAGCCCTAAAAAAATCAAACTCCCAAAATGTAAAGTCTGCAAAAGTGAGTTTAAACCATTCAGGCCACTACAACAAACCTGCTCTATACAATGCGCGATAGAATATGCTAAGGAAAAAGACGAAAAGAAAAGAAGAAAAGAGGCATTAGCAGAGCGTAGGGAGTTGAAGAAACGTAAGCTGGATTTAATGTCGGTTGATGAGTACAGAGCGAAGTATGTTCAACCTATCATAAATGAGATAGTAAGACTAATAGACCACGAGCAACCGTGTATAGCTACAGGTACTTACGGTAAAATGTCAGGCGGCCATTATATAGCCGTTGGAGCCAATAGAACCATTTGTCTAAACACTCACAACATCCATATTCAGAGTTACCACTCAAATGGCCCGAAAGGAGGTGATAATTTAAAATACCGCGAAGGCTTAATAAACATCTACGGTCAGGAGTACGCGGACTTTATGAATGGACTGCAAGCCTGCCCACCATTAAAGCTAAATAAGACCGAATTAATCGAGATAAAAAACAAAGCCTCTGAACTAAGAAACACTTTAAAATCGGATTTAATAGTAAACAACCCACAGACCCGAATAGAACTAAGGAACTACATCAATTCAGAATTAGGGATATACCCTGATGAGTTTGGGGTGTTTAGGGGGTGATGATCCTGATAAAATGAGTGTGCCACTCCACAAACCTTACCAAGCGGAGAGAACCAGCGAAAAAAACTCGGAGGATAGACGGTAGGGGTATCTATCAAGGCGCATTCTTTTTATCTTTTGTTAGCCACTTTTAATAATCGGATTATGAAAATAGAAACTTACGACCACTCACTTGTATATGATTTGGTCAACCACATGAGAAAAAAGGGAATGCCTGATGAAATGGCTGGATACCTTCGCTTTTTGCTTGAAGATAATATCCCAATGCATATTAAGATTGAAGGTAAGCTATATTCAGCACCTTGGAGATATTGGCAGGACTATGTAAGTGCATTTGCTTCATGTTGCGGAATGTGCTGTGATGAATCTATTGCAGAAGCGGAAAGGGCAAAAAGCGAACTTTTAAAACACGCCACACGATTAACTGACCATGCGCTAGATTATTAATTGAGGCTTAACGCATTAATAAAGAACACATCAAATATACCCTCCCCCACTCACTCCGCAATAATCGTTAACACACCGCAATAATGCCTTAAAGGTAAAACCTACAAATGGAAATACGTCATTTGAAGTACTTGTAAATTAAGGATGAAATAAATATTATTGTTTAAAATTAACGCATAAGTGTTTCAGTATTAATTGCTAAAACACTATCTTTGAAATGTTCAACACAATAACAAAACCTTATGAATCAGGAAACTAAAGTAGGAGTAATCCTAACTAACGGCAGTCAATTAGTAGAAATCCATGCAGTTCAAATTGAGGAGCGCATGGACTTAAAGCAAGCTGGATGAATCCAAAACAAAAAGCTATAGAACTAATCAATAAATTCTCCTTAATAGGCTCACGTCAAGGAAGTGAGGGGGTGAAATGCGCTTTAATAGCGATTGATGAAATTATCGAAGAACATAAAAGTGAGTCAATGGAACACAGGGTTCAATATTGGCAAGAGGTAAAACAAGAAATAAACAATCAACTATGAGTTCAATTCTATCTTTACGAATAGACGTAAGCAAAATAGACAAAAGCAGAATCTACAAAGGGAAAAAAGGCCAGTACCTTGACATGGTAGTCTTTATCAAAGACGAATTAGATGAATACGGAAACAATGGAATGATAGTTCAATCCGTGTCAGAAAATGAAAGGAAGCAAGGTGTTAAAGGTGCGATACTGGGTAACTCTAAACCTATCGGTAAAGGTTCCACCCCTCAATCTTCTAACACATCAGCCCCGCAAGCTCCGAATTTGAGTGATGACGAGGACGATGATTCACTTCCTTTCTAAAACCAAAAACAATGAATCCCGAACAACCCGAAAACGAAATCCCAAAACAAACATGGGCGCAACTAAAAGCACTACTCAATTCTTTAGATGACGATGTGCTACAAGAAGAGCGAACCATGACCAATGCAGAGGGAGACAAGTATTACACCGTATCTACATTCGAGCATGGACACATTAAAGACAGAGGAGAAAGACCGAGTTGAAATGAAAGACCCCAACCCCAACGACCCTATATCAGAAATGATTTGGTATTGGGACGAAGAGCCTGCGGATGAGGAATGATTAAATTTGCATAACATGAAAAATGACTGGATGGATTATTATTTTGGACGGAAAAGTTATTTAGATAGCTTAGGAGGAACTCCACTTTGGATAAATTGGTAACAACATGATAGATACAGCCTTGTTAAAAGAAGAAAGCAATCAAACAATATTTTTATACCATAATGAAGAATGGAAAAAATGTGTGTTTATGTGGATTCATAATGGCAATATAGAGGTAACAATTGACGGTAATTTACTTTCTATTCCCAAACGCAATTGGGATAAACTATCTCTTGATGTAAGAGATGTAAAATGAAGCAAAGGCATAAGATGTTAAAAAATAAGTAACCCCCATCAACACAACAGTAAGCCCCGTTTTTAGCGGGGTTTTTTTAGTTTGTAATAGTTGCTGAAATAATTGCAAAACACTATCTTTGCTTAAACACAGCAACTTATAATAGTGTATAAACCTAAAGTACTTGCGTTAGCGCGTAAAAAATCAGGGGTTACTTACCACCGAATAGAAACACCTCTAAGACATCTACAAGAGGGGGGGTATATAGACCTTCAAATAATCTATGACTTTAACGAAATAAGCATAGAAACGTTTGGCGGTGTCACTCATTTTATAGCGTCCCGATTCATACCATCCAAGCAAATACTTCATGTATTCCAATTCCTAAAAAGCAAAGGAATAAAGGTAATCATTGACCAAGATGACCATTGGGATTTACCAAATTACCATCCTTCAAAAAAGCTATACGATAGGTTTATGAAACTATGGATTCAGCTATCGAATCAATACGCTGATGAAGTATGGGTAACACATAAGGAATTAGCAAAGCACATCCAAAATAAAAATGTAAAGATAGTACCGAACGCTATAAACCACCACGACAAACAATGGCAGCACGAAAAGATAAAAAGCGAAAGTTTAAGGTTTGGTTATGTAGGCGGCATATCTCATAAAGAAGATTTACTATCAACAAAATTAGACTTTAAAGGGAGTGAAAATAGCTACTGCGTAAAGGTAGACACCTATCCCGAAATACTGAATGTAGGCAATGTTTTAGAGCCTAAAGATGTAGATGAATACGCCACTCTATATTCTCACTTTGATGTTTCGCTAATACCGCTTAGAGCATCTAAATTCAATAGGTGTAAATCTAACCTTAAAATGTTAGAGGCAGGATTTACAGGCACAGCGGCCATAGTATCACACACCCACCCATATACTCAGGTAATCGAATCAGATAATTGTGTATCAGTTCCTGCTGGTTGGAGTTGGGAAAAGGCTATTAAAAACATAAATAAAGAACAGGCTCAGGAACTAGCTGAGAACCTAAGAGAAGATGTTTGGGACTACAGGATGGATAAGATAAACGAAATAAGACACGATCTATTATATGCCAACGATAGAAGAGATTGCCGCAAGGCGTGTTGAGTGGGTGCGCATGGCGCGAAAGATTGGGGCAGATGAAGATTTAGCTCAAGACCTCGTGTCTGAAATGTTTATCAAACTATTAGAGATAAACAAAAGCCCAGAAGGTTTAGCTCGAATAGAGTATAAAGGGGATATTAACACCATGTTCATTTTTGTAACCCTCAGGAATCTATACATAGACCACTACAGAAGGGAGAAAAAAACTTTTACGGAAACAGAGCAAACGGAAGTTTACACAGAGCCTAGAGATGCTAGAAAGCATAGATATATGGAGGTTAATCTCCACAGGCAGAACAACAATACTCAATACGATTACGCAGACAGGGAATATGAAACCCTTTGCGATTGTGTGGATAAGGAACTAAGGAACGAACATTGGTATAATAAAAAGCTATTTGAAATCTTCCACAATGACGATAAAATGTCGTACAGGAAAATGGAAATAGAAACAGGAATACCATATTACTCAATCTATGAATCAATCAAAAATGTCAGAAACACCATCAAAGAAAAGTGTCAAAAGCAATGGCGCAAGTACCAAGAGGCGCGGGAGAAAGCCTAAAGGATTAGGAGACACCATAGAAAACATTACTGAGGCCACAGGAATAAAGAAGCTGGTTAAATGGGTAATGGGTGAAGATTGCGGATGTGACCAGCGAAAAGAAAAGTTAAACAAGCTATTTCCATACGCTAAACCCAAATGCCTAACAGAGCAGGAGTATAACATCCTAAAAGACTTTAAACGGCCTGTAAATAAAGTAGAGGTACATGAACAAGCCTTTTTAGCTAAGACCCATTCAAGGGTATTCGGACACCCCTATCATATGCCCTCATGTAATTGTACAGCGGCATTTAATCAGTTTCTACAATGGTATGACGAACTAAAAGAAATAATCAGTACTTATGACATGGAGCAAACTAAAGGATAAAGCAAGTAAATACAAAACTATTTATGTAACGGGATGTCAAAGGACGGGAACTACCTTTTGCGCTAAAGCATTGGCAGAAGAAATAGGTTACAGACATATTGACGAAGCAGAGTTTAACGCAAGTGATTTAGATAAATTTCTATCAATAGATAAAAATAAATCTGTTATTCAATGCCCTGCGTTATTTCATTTATTCCCAAACCTCGCAGAAGGTGAGTTAATCGTTTATATTGACAGAAGTACCAACCAAGTATCTAAAAGCATGGTTAGGTCTGGATGGTATAAAGAACACGGCAAAAAAGAGTATAGTATTTATAAAAAACACTATACAGAACAAACACCGCAATCGATACATGAACTCAAAGAAAGCCACTACTTATCAAAAATGAGATACTTAGAAAATTTATTTGTATTGGATTTTAACAGCCTGAAAGAAGCGAAAGGGTATCTACCATTAGGGAGGCGAAAAAACTTTACTATTAAGCAAACGGCATGAAAGCTATAGCTATATTTCAGCAAAACGCATTTGAGATTAATGCCGCTCAAAACAAAATATTAGAAGGGGACACGGTAATAGTTCCTGACGAGATAAACGAAACCGAAGATTACCTCTTCTGTTTACAGGATGTAGTAAGAGTGTGGACACGAGATAATGATTCTATGGTGCTAGTTTTTAGCGATGGAGACAGTCAAAGAATAATGTTTGAACAACACATATGGGAATCAATACAAAACGCAATAGAGTTAAGAGATAAAGGATTTAAAGGGTAAGGTAATGCCGTACACACAAGAGGAAAGGGAGAGTAAGCTACTAGCCATTTTTGGAGTAGTAGCGAATGGGGAAAGCCTAAGAAATGCATTAAAGAAAGTAGAGCTTGCACCCGAAACTTTTTACAGGTGGATTGATGAAAATGAAGAGTGGGCGAAACAGTACGCGCGCGCGTGCGAGGGGAGGGCTGATGCTATTTTTGAAGATATACTATCAATAGCAGATGACACCAGTGCAGACAAGAAGGTAATAAACGTAGGGGAGGATGTAAAAGAAGTTGTAGACCACGAGGCTATACAACGTTCAAAACTTCGCGTAGATGCCCGAAAATGGTTTTTATCAAAAATGAATCCTACAAAATATGGAGATAGGATTATTCAAGACCATACGATTAAAGAACAACCTTTATTTGGGGATGATGAAAAATAGTGTTTCCGCGGAAAGATATTGAATATAATTATGCCTTTCGTTTACACCACAGCTATAAAAAAGCTACGTAAGCTCAAAAAGAGAAAGCGGGTAGTACCGGGGGGTACATCTGCTGGAAAGACATTTGGCATAATTCCTATACTAATAGACTTAGCGGCAAAGAATGAAGGGTTAGAAATATCGGTAGTATCAGAAACAATACCTCACCTGCGAAAAGGAGCTTTAAAAGACTTTCTGAAAATAATGAAGGAGACGGGCAGGTATATAGACGCTCATTATAACCGAACATTATTAACCTACACATTCTCCACAGGGTCATTTATAGAGTTTTTCAGCGCAGATCAAGAGGGGAAGGTTAGAGGCCCGCGAAGAAATATTCTTTACATCAATGAGTGTAATAACATCAACTTTGAGACTTACCATCAATTAGCAATTAGAACGAGTGGTGAGATATGGTTAGATTTCAACCCCTCAAATGAATTTTGGGTACATACCGAATTGAAGGATGACCCAGACGCGGAATGGTTGACATTAACGTACAAAGATAATGAAGCACTATCACCAACGATAGTAGCAGAGATTGAGAAGGCAAGAGATAAAGCGGCTACTTCTGAATATTGGGCTAATTGGTGGAAAGTATACGGTTTAGGTCAACTCGGAAGCCTTCAAGGTGTTGTATTTGATAATTGGGCTATCATTCCCGAACTACCAAAAGACCTGCGCGGTAATTTAATACCAAAGATGACGGGTTACGGTTTAGATTTTGGATATACTAACGACCCGACAGCAGCCATAGTTAAATATGTAATGGATGGAATCACCATTTACGATGAGATAATATATCAGAAGGGTTTAAAAAATGGAGATATAGCAAGGTTGCTGAAACAAAACGGAATCACTAAACAGGATTACGGATGGTCAGAATCATCAGAGCCGAAAAGTATAGATGAGATAAACCTTTATGGGTTTACTTTAAAGCCTGTAGAAAAGGGCGAAGATAGTGTAAGGTATGGAATCCAGCTTATGCAGCAACAAAGGTTTTTGGTAACAGCTAGAAGTACTAATCTAATAAATGAGCTTAGGAAATATATTTGGGATACTGATAAGACAGGCGCGTCTTTACAAAGGCCAATTGACGCATTCAACCACGCAATTGACGCAGCACGATATATCGAAATGATGGAAGCAAGAAAACCAAAAGGGAATTATAATTTAAGATTTTAGCTATGAAAAGATATTTATTATTCACAGGAACCAACTATTACCCAAAGGGAGGGGCAAGGGACTATAAAGGTTCTTTTGATTCAATTGAAGATGCTATTGATAATGTTAATCAAAACGATGATTGGGCTAATATTTTTGATGCTCAAACAGAGTCCATAGTTAAAAATCTTAAATGGGAGATTTGGAACGATGGCGAAGTAGAACCAGATTAAACTAACAAACCCCTCTTAATCCGTTAATTAATCAATGAAGGTAGAAGTTAATCTAATAGAATCGCTGGATGATATTACAGTAGGTCAATTTCAAGACTACCAATCAAAGTTAAAGGTAGATGAAAATGGAAGCCCTACAATAGATGAGCGCACTCAAAATAGTCACGCTCTAAAGATATTCTGCGGACTACCTTATGACATCCAACCTCAAACCAAAGCACACCAATTAAATGACCTACTAAACCGAATAGGTGACGCATTTGGAAAGGTTCAACCCTTTCAGCAACGGTTTAAAATGGATGGTGTAGAGTATGGTTTTATTCCTAAGTTGGACGACATTACCACGGATGAATACGCAGACCTTGACCAATACATAAACGATATTTCCAACGCTCATAAAGCAATGGCTGTAATGTACAGGCCAATAACAAGAACGCATAAAGACCTGTACGACATAGCTTTTTACAATGGTACAAGCCAAACAGCGGACATAATGAAAAAAGCCCCGCTATCTGTTTATTTAGGGGCGCAGGTTTTTTTTTGGAATTTAGGAATCGAACTATCGAGTTATATCCTGAACTCTTCGGAGAAAGCCAAGAAATCGACAAACACGCAGACAAGCGTAAAAACTTCTCCGAAAAATGGGGATGGTATGGAACTATTAACGCGGCAGCTAATAACGATATTACCAAGTATGAAGCTATAGGTAAAACCCAATTGTTTCAGGTATTAACTTGGTTAGCTTATAACGCGGACAAGGATAAATTAGAACGTCAAATATTAAAATCAAAGTGATGGCAAAGAAAGTAGTAAAGAAGGTAGAAGAAAGTAATGAGGTTGAATCTGCAAAGGTGGAAAAGAAAGTTTCGCAGCCTAAAGAAAAAAGCCTTGTTGAGCAACTACCAGAGGGTGTTGAGTTTTCACAGGTTGGGCAGGATTCAATACTAACCTATGGCAATCGCAGGATTAGAGTTAACGGCAAATTAGCTGACAGAAAAGAGCATTTAGCAAGTGTATTCATAAACGGTAAGTAATGGCAAGAGCGGGATTCTATCAACTTACAGATACACTAAGAAAGTACTGGCAAGGTCGGGGGGACGTGAACACTATATCTATTGGTGATACGTTTGAAATAGATTTGAATAAACAGTCTATATACCCGCTCATTCACACCACACTTGAAACCTCTACCATAGGCGAAAGGTCAATATCTTATAATTTGGAGGTTCGGTTTTTAGACTTAGTAGACTACTCTAAGCAAGATACACGCACAAGATTAGAACCCGCTTATGGGAATAACAACGAGCAAGACGTATTTCACAATATGGAACAAATAGCCGTTGAAACGGTATCTTATTTTCGCAGGGGTGATGGTTACAATACCTTGTTTAGAATTGAATCAGACCCATCTTTAGAAGCGATAAAAGACGCGTATGCTAATGGTATAGCTGGATGGCTTATGACTGTTAGCATAGATGTTCCTTTTGATAATCCTATATGTTAGACGCTCACTCTACAGAAAAGGCACTAAGAGCTTTTGCAGATGAAGTATTAAAGCGTTCGCGGCTTAATCTCGGCTCGTATAAGAACGTTAAAGGCAAGAGGCGAAGGATTGACAACACAGGTAAGTTAAGAGAATCATTAGCCTATGCCCTGAAAGTATCAAAGAACTCCTTTAGTCTTGAAATGATAATGGAAGATTACGGGGAGTGGGTAGATGCTGGGCGAAAGGCAGGTAAGGGCGCACCTCCTAAAAAAATACTACAATGGGTAAAAACTAAACCCATTAAGCCAAGAGATAAGTACGGAAAGTTCGTAAAAGCCACACCACAGGCTTACCAGTCATTAGCCTATCTGATTAATCGAAAGATAAAAGAAAAGGGAATAGAGCCTACTAATTTCTTTACAGACCCCTTTGAAAAGAACTTCCAGAAATTACCTGATGAAATGGCCGCTGCTTATGCCTTAGATGTCGAGCAATTTCTTAAATTTACAACTTCTAAGTTTGAGAATATTAAGTTTGTAGATGCATGAAAAAAATAACCCTCACCATAAAAACCGATTGGCGGTTAGAAAAAGGTGAGGGGGTAGAGTGTAAAAAGTGCGAAACGTTAATACATGGGGAATTTTGGCAGATGTATGTATCATCACCCACCAAAACAAAAGAGGTTAAAACAGCAAAATTGTGTTTAAAATGCAAAGAGATTATAGATGCAGGCTGGAATTAAATCTCAGTACAACGAACTTGCCTAGATTCTCCGCCATTCTCTTGAAACGTATATCCATCGTCTGAGCAGTCATCACCCCAATACCTGCCCTGTTCCCACTTTACAGCCTGTACAGGTTTACCGTTCACCATTCTTATTTCAGACTTCAACTCGTACACGTAGCAATCACATTTAGTGTCAACCGTTTCGGGCTGCTCTAGTATGTCCTTTGTTTCTGTAGATTTTTCACAGGCAAATAAAGCGAAGGCTGATAATAGTATTATTACTTTTTTCATGGTATCAAATTTACACCTTTATTAATAAGCCGTAAAAAGGTCACCCCAAAAGTGTTTTCACGGAAAGATTTTTAAAATATTTCTACTTTTTACTTGCGTATTCGGAATAGTTACTTATCTTTACGCCATAATTAAAAGCAAAGAATTATGACAATCGCAACAAACCTAAAAGACAATTCAACAAACGTAACTGTAAATAGCCTTCAAGAGCTTGAAAAAATGGTGAAGTTTCACGGAGAAACAGTTTACATTTGGGATGAAATATTTAATGAGTGGACTACATACAAAGAGCAAAAAAGGCTTAATCAATTAGAAATGATGTTTGAGCTATGCGAAGCGTAGAAACTATTAAAAATGAAATAAAGGGCTTGCAAATAGAACTACAGCAAGCCCTTGAGCGACAAAGGCAATTAAAGCATATAGAGCGAGAGCAAGTGGCAGATAATAAATCTGTTATAGAAAAGCTAAATAAAGATTGGTCAGTAGTTGTAACTAATACAGGTCAATGGTGGTGCGATGAAAACGGATTTCTTATTTGGCCTTGTAACTCTAAGGAAATGGACGCTATGCGTAGGCTTAAGAATGCTGGTTTTATAGAATCTATCAACTCCTTTCAGTAACCAATGTACCAAAACATCATAATCCTATACAAAGACAACCAGTACGAAACATGGGGTAGTTTAACCGAGATATGTTCAAACTACCCTGAGTTTAGCTATCACACGTTAAAGGGCAAGAAATACCCCTTTACCTACAAGGGATATGATTTTATAAAAACAAAGTTTAAAAAGCGAGTGATTCAGTAATTATTACTATATTAGCTCCGTCATAAGGTTTAGTTTTAGTTAATTGGTTAGATCAAAGCCGTGGGATAACTGCAAGTCTCACGGTTTTTTTTGCACCCTAACAAACCCTTTATAAGCCGTTAATTAATTAATGGCAACAACGATAGCACAGCAGCCGAGTGTTTTAGCACTTTGTAAATCACCCGTAATCATTACGCTTTATGACGCGGCATATAACAACACAAACTTTAAGTATGTGCTGGATGTGTTTATATGGCATGGGGCAGATGCAAGCGTACCAGCTACAAGAACCTATAGATTATCACGCCCACCAGCCCCATCAAACCGAGCGACATTCGATATAAAAGACTTCATTGCGGAGTACATTACGCAACTAACAACCATCAACACAACCAACACATTCAGGTCGGGCGGCACTACCTCTGTAAATGTTTTAGTAAAAGCTGGGTACACTTCTGATTCAGGGGATAGTATAGCCAACACTACAGGAACACGGTTTACGAGTACATACGGATATAGTTTATTTACAGAAGGGGTAAACGCAAAGAAAACATCAGGGGCAACACCTCCACAATATGCCCTTACAGATAGGCCAACGGATGTTTATATTCACCCTGATAAAGTTTCAACACTCCCATTTTTTCAGGAAGCTACAGGAGTAGTCAGAGGGGTAGATGTTATTGATTATACAGGGGCGAGCGATTCTATATCTATCAACACATCACCTACAAATAGCGCGGACAGGATTAAGTATTTCCCTATAAAGCCCAGTTACCTATCGAGTGCAACCACAGGTTTAGATTTAACAAGAGATTATACTTTAAACATACTAGATGCCTCGGATAATGTTCTAAAAGCGTACAATGTGCATTTGGTATGCGAACCAAAATATGAGGTGTTTCAGGTTTGGTTTGTAAACAGATACGGTGTATGGGATTTCATACTATGTAATAAACGTTCATCATCTACAGTTAGGCGCGAATCAGAAGATTTCCACAGGAACATAGCGCAATTTTCAAGTAGTTCGATAACCTATTCCACAGAAAAGCATAGCGTAAAAGATTACAATGTTGATGGGATGGAATCTTTAACCTTAAACACAGGATTTCAGGGTGAGGGGTTAGGTATTCTTATCACTCAATTAATGATGAGTGAGCAGATACTTATAGAGAATGGCACAGGTCAATTACTACCCTACAGGCTAAAAAACACCAGTGAAGAAATTAAGAAGTCAGTTACAGATAGAAACATAAACTACACACTCAATTTTGAGCCATCTTTTAATATAGTAAACTCTATACGATGAGCGCAGTACTTTACATAAATAATGTGAAGTGTGATATGTATGCAGATGAAAGTATCAGGCTCACAAAAAAGATTACCGACTTTAAAGATATATCAAAGGTCTTTTCCAACTTCACAAAGTCATTTACACTTCCCGCTACTCCCATTAACAATTCCATATTTAGCCACTACTACAATATTGACGTAAGCGGAGTATTCGACCCTCAGCAAAAAGTACCCGCTTATTTAGAGGCAGATGGTGTGGTTGTAGATTATGGCAATGTAGAGTTATTATCGGTAAGCACAAAGAAGCATAGACCATCATCCTATAAGGTGGTGTTTTATGGTCAGGTATCAGAGCTAAAAAATGTTTTTGGAAGTGATACGCTTGATGTATTGGATTTATCAGCATTAGACCACGCGGTAACACAACCCAATATTACTTTAAGCTGGGTGCAAGGCTTGTTAAGTGGGAATGTTGTATACCCAATGACCGACCTGCAAAGGGGGTGGATATACTCAACCACCATAACAGGCGACCAAAGAAATATTTATACGGATGGAATTTTAGTTACTGAACTAAAGCCCGCTGTGCGATTAAAATATATATGGGATAAAATATTTGACCACTACGGTTTTACCTATGAATCTTCAATAATAGATACGTCAGGTATTTTTTATAACACCTATATGTTGATGCATAGGGAGGCGGGCGACCTTCGCTCGGATGAAAACCTTATCGATAATTACACCCAATGCTACGGAACTACAACAAGAAGTGCAGGGGCTTTTCTTTTAGATTGGGATGCCTCTCAAGCGATTGATAATAATGGAAACTTTGATTTTGTAAATGATAAGTACGTAGTACCAAATACAGGCAACTATCAATTTAATCTATTCGGCAGGGCTATCGCTCCCTCATTACCTGTTACAATGACTTTGTATTACTCAGTAGATGGCGGGGCATTAATAAATTTAGGTTCAAATACATACTCATCACCTCCCGGCCCTTATGGTATAGTTAAGACTATAAATGCCTATTTATACGCAGGGCAGGAGCTTAGGTTTTATGCAGAGGTTGACCAGCCATGTGACTTTAGCCACACCTTTACAACTGACTACTACCCTTTATTTATTTATAATGAGGTGATAGACATGACAGCTAATTTGCCTAAAAAGGTAAAGGTTGTAGATTTTATGAACTCCATAATCAGGATGTTTAATTTACTGATATATCCTGAATCAGAAACACATTTTATAATTGAAAATAAAAACGACTTCTATCAAAATGGAGCGATAAAGAATTGGGAAAACATCATTGATATAGACCAGATAGAATTAAGCAAGCCTGATATTTTCGGGGATATAAGTTTTGAGTATGGAGATACAGAGGACGCGGTATCAAAATTCTTTGAAAAGACATTCGGTAGAAAATATGGGAGTACCCTTTTTTCACCAGAAATAGAATATGCCAAAGATTCATTAGAGGTAAGTGTTGACTTTGGGCCAACGATACCTGTTGAAATGGTTGACCAAGATGCATCAGGTACGGTAGTAGCCAATACTAATATTCACACATTGCGAATGTTGGATGACGAAAATAAGCCAATGGTTGATATTCCCAGAATATTCTATTACGACCAAAACCAAATATTATCTACATCACCTTTTGAGATGCAAAACGGAGTAGATGCATCAGGGCTGGCAACATTTACCACAATGTACACCGCCCCTTATGTATCTATGTTTACAGACGTTTCAGGAATTGCTTCAACCGAAAGTTTAAACTTTTCAATTGAAGAGCCAACAAGAGGTATACCAGCGGTAAAAACATTATATCAGGAGTTTTACAACACATACGTTCAAAGGGTATTTGACCCACAACAACGGTCTTTAAAGGTTAAGGTGTATTTGTCATTAGCAGAATATCACACTTTAGAAATGAGTGATAATATTTTCTTCAATGGCCACTATTACACGATTGATTCTCTAAAATACGACCTCTCATCAAAGATGGCAGACTTAGAATTATCGGTATTCTTTAGAGATAAAACATACAGAACAGTTTCAGGCTCATCTGCTGGAGGAGGAGTGTCAATGACCAGCGCGCAAGGTGTAGGGAATACGGATGATTTATACAACCTGAACGGGGGAGTTTGGAGAAAGGCCGCCACCCCAACGATGAGGCTTGAGATTTCCAAAGGCAAACCCACACGATTGCCAAGCACAAACTATGTTATAAACTTTAACCCACCAGCCGAATGATAGATTTTAAAAACATTCATGCCATCCTATCGAATAATAAAGCTATTGGAGTGTCGGAAAATATAGACATAGCCAAAGGGCTACACGCTATCCCTAAGAGCTTCAAAGAAATGATAATACACATCAAAAGGCAATGGGCAAGAAGGCAATAATAGATGTAGTAGTTAACGATGGTCAGGCTGTAAAATCTACTGAGAACCTAAACAAGGGATTTAAAAAGGTAGATAAGTCTGTAGAAGATACTAACAAGTCAATGGATGGGCTTGTAGGCAAGCTCGATGACATGACGAATGGCGCGGTATCAGGATTTAAAAATCTTGTGTCAGGGGCTAAGTCGGGAGTTGGCGCAATGAAGTCTTTGAAATTCGCTATTGCAGCTACAGGTATAGGAGCATTGCTTTTAACCATAACATCACTTGTATCTTATTTCAATAAAACAGAATCAGGCGCAAATAGACTTAAAGAAGCATTTGCAGCAATGGGAGCCGCTGTAAGGGTGGTTATAGATAGGGTTTTAGCTTTAGGTGATGGGTTGCTATCTCTTTTATCAGGTGATTTCTCAGGGGGTGTAGAAAAGTTGAAAGGTGCTTTTTCTGGGCTTGGTGATGAGATTGCAAGAGAAACAAAAGGAGCATATGAATTACAAAAAGCACTTAACGACCTTGAAATAAGAGAAAGGCAGTTAAATGTAGAGCGCGCGAAGGCTAATGCTGAAATTGAGCGGCAAAAGTTTTTAGCGGAAGATACTACCCGAACCATACAAGAAAGGAGCGAGGCAGCAAAAGCAGCCCTAGCTTTAGAGCAGGAGTTCCTACAAAAAGATATAGCCCTGCAAGCTGAAAAAGTGCGAATACTTAAAGCACAATCAGAATTTGCAGAAAATAGCATAGAAGAGAATCAAGCCCTTGCAGATGCAGAGGTGAGATTATCAGAATTAAGGCAGCAATCTACCACCAAGCAGATAGAGCTAAACAATAAGCTAAACGGATTAAATAGGGAAGCACAAGCCAACGCAGAGGCGGCATGGGAGATTGAGCAAGAGCGAGAAGCAAAAAGGCAGGAAGAAAGGAACAAAAGGCTTGACGACATGATTGCCGAGCTTGAAATGGAAGAGGAGCAACGTCAAGCACGATTAGAAAGGGAAGCACTAGACCGCGAGTTGTTAGCCGAGGTGCAAATGTCAGAGCAGGAAAGGGAGATAGCTTTGGAGGCTCAGAAGTATGATAGATTACTTGAATTAGCGGAATATTACGGAGAAGAAACCGCGGGAATTGAAGCCCAAAAAACCGCAGCCCTTTCGAGTATAAATAAAAAGTATGCTGATTACCAAGACCAATTAGCGCAAGCCGCCATACAAAAGAAACAGGCCGAGGAAAACGCAAAACTAAACATTGTTGGTGGTGCTTTAGGTGCTGCTGCTGGATTGGCCGCTGAGGGTTCAGACCTTGCAAAAGGTTTGGCTGTTGCCGCTGCTACTATTCAAACTTATCAGGCCGCTGTTGCCGCTTACTCTTCTGCGAGTGCTATTTCTGTGGTTGGTTGGGTTCTGGGCCCCGTGGCTGCCGCTGTAGCTGTAGCTGCTGGTTTAGCTAATGTTAAAAATATAGTATCAGCTAAAACCCCTAAGCCATCAGGAAAATTAGCCTCTTACGCAAGTGGTAGTGGGGGTGGTTCTGCTTCAAGTGCTGTTCCTTCCGCAGCGGGGGCGGCATCTGCTCCTGTTGCTCCACAATTCAACCTTACGGGGGGCAATAATCAATTGAATCAAATAAATGATAGCATAAACACAAGGAATAACCAGCCCCAAAAATCCTATGTGGTAGGTAGTGAAGTTTCAAGTGAGCAGGAATTAGACAGAAAGATAGCATCAAACGCGACTTTCTAACAATGGGTATATAGACCGTTAATTTTAAAAGAAGTTATGAAATTAGTTGAAATGATACTCGATGATAGCGATTTCCGAACAGGAATACACGCTATTAGTATTGTTGAACATCCAGCAATAGAAGAGGATTTTATAGCCCTCAGTAAAGATTATGAGGTGAAGTTTGCCGAGGTAAAAAAGGAAAGGCGCGTATTAATGGGGCCAGCCCTTATACCCAATAAAGCTATCATTCGCATGGATGAGGAGGGTGAGCCGTTTCATATCTTCTTTAATCGCGACACTGTACGCAAAGCCTCTGAAATGTATCTAATTTTAAACAGGCAAAGCCGATCTACTTTAGAGCATGAAATAGAATTGCAGGGCTTGTGCTTGGTGGAGAGCTGGATAATTGACGACCCTAAGAATGATAAATCCAAAGCCTACGGTTTAGAGTACCCAGAAGGAACATGGATGGTATCAATGAAGGTTTTGAATGATGAGATTTGGGAGGGGTATGTAAAAACGGGTAAGGTTAAAGGATTTAGCATTGAAGGATATTTCGCGGATGCCGTGAAAAAGAAAGATGAAAATTTAGCCGTGGAATCTATCTTAAAAAGATATGAAGCGGGCGAAGATTTGACAGATGCCGACATCCAAACATTAGGTGAATTTTTACTGGTTTAATGGGTTGGTTCAATAGATTCATAGGAAACCCAAGCCCGCCCAAAGGAGCTAATACAGGTTGTTTATGTTGGGATAAACAAACCTATGCTAAAGAGTGCTGCGATGGCTCTTTCAAAGCTCAGGGTATAGGTGTAATTTATAGACAACCAGCGAGCGAAGTTCAATTAATCGAAGATACCCTAAGTAATGATGAATATTATTCTAATCCAGCTTTTGAAGGCGCAACATTGGGGCAGATATTTCTCTACAATTCAGGGCAACATCTTTTAACGGCATTTAATGAAACTACAATATCAGGCACAAGATTAATATTTCCGTATGCTCTTACAGGTAAAATATATGGTTTTGTGCTTCCAAATTCTGACACTATGGAAACTCCAATAACATTAATCGAAGTAACATTAGCAGGCGAAACCTCAATAACACATCCAGCTTTTGAAGGTAAAGAATTAAAAGCAATACATATTCAACAATCTGGGCAACATCTTACAACCGCTTTTGATTCATTAACATTAGTAGGTTCTACATTGCAATTCCCCTACGCAATTACAGGCAAGGTAAGAGGGGTGGTATTCGGATGATTGTAAATCTATTCGGTATTTAGGGTATAGTGGGTCTATATAAACATTTATACCGCAGAAAGTACCCTGATTAAGTATTTCATTTATCAAACAAAAATCCACAGCATTAGCACTACTCTTAATCCCTTTTAATGTTTCTAAATTCATTACAAAATGAGAAACATCAATGTTTTGAGATTTTTCTATAATTTCTCTTAGTGTGTTTATAGTTGGTTTATTCATGCCTCTAAATTACTGAAAATCTAACAGAAAAAAGCCACTCCGTTAATTAGGTGTAATAAAAAAATTTACACCAAATGTCAGATAAAAAAGTAGAAACTCTGGCGGAAAGGTTTAAGAAGTTTTTTCTGAGCGAAGAAAAGCAAGAAACTACTGAAACGAAACTCGAAACCGCCACACTTGAAGATGGGACGACTATCGAAGCAGAAGCCTTTGAAGTTGGTCAACCCGTTTTGATTGTAACAGGGGAGGAAAAACTACCTGCTCCAGCGGGTGAAATCACCCTTGACGATGGTCGCGTACTTGTGATTAATGAAGAAGGTGCAATCGCTGAAATCAAAGAAGCAGGAGCGGAAGAGCTAGCTGAGGAGCAATTGTCAATTGAAGATGTGGGTAATGCCCTATTGAAAATCAATGACAGGCTAAAAGCTCTTGAGGAGAAAGAAACCCTTTCAAAAGAAGATTTAGAAACCGCTAAATCTGAATCTCACTCACTTATCGAAGAGCAGAAGAAAGAAATCGAAACTCTTAAAGGTAAGATTACCGCACTAAGCGCGAAACCCGCAGCAAAACCTAACGTAGCTGCTCCACAGTCAGAAATCGAAACAAAAACAATGGTATCACTAAGCAAGGGCAACGCCCGCGCCAATATCGAAGATGCCTATTTAAAAATCTTAAACTCTAAATAACGATGGCCACAACATCAAATATTTCTACTAATTACGTAGGTGAACACGCGGGAAAATATATTGCTCCTGCTATATTATCAGGCGCAACGCTTGGTAATCAACTTGTAACCATTAAGCCCAACATCGCACATTCGCTGAATGTTAGCTTGGTGAACATTAACGACATCGTTAAAGCCTCAACCTGTGACTTTGACCCAACATCTACCGTTACCAAAACGGATAAGGTGTTGACCCCAAAGAAACTACAGGTTAACCTTCAACTTTGTATTAAAGATTACGAAGATGATTGGGAAGCTGTGAAAATGGGTGTTTCCGCTTGGAAAACTATGCCCCCTGATTTTCAGACTTTCTTAAACATGAGATTAGCCGAAAAGGTATCTGCTTTTGTTGAGACTAACATTTGGACAGGTATCGAAGCCTCTGCTAATCAGTTTGGGGGATTCTTACCAGCCTTTACTGCCGATGGTGATGTGATTGACGTTACAGGCGCAACCGCAATTACTAAAGCGAATGTTTTTGCTGAAATCGAAAAAGGTTACAACGCCATTCCTCAAGCCCTTTTCACAGGAGGTGATGAGTTGACTCTTTATGTTTCAAGGAATGTATACGCTGCTTATCAACTTGCCCTTTCAGGATTTGGAACAAGTGGATTAGGTGCAGCGGGTGTTGATGATAAGGGTTATACTGCCATGAAGGCTGAGAACTTCCTTTCATTGAAAATGGAACTTGCCCCAGGATTGCCTAACGATACTTATGTAATCGCTCGTAAAGAAAACCTGTGGTTTGGAACTGGCTTAATGCAAGACCACAACCAAGTGCAGATTATCGATATGCGTGATATTGACGGCAGCCAAAACTTCCGTTATGTAATGCGATTCTCTGCTGGTGTGCAATATGCCTACGGTAACGAGATTGTATTTTATGATGGCCGCTCTTAATCTTAAAGAATAAGATATGGCTTGCGATATTACATTAGGACGAAAAGAACCCTGTAAAGATTCAGTAGGCGGTATTAAAGCTGTCTACTTTATCAATTACGGAGATATTACAGGGCTGGCATACGATGATACCGATACCGATGTAATAGACGATTTAGGAGCTTTAACCGCTTATAAGTATGAACTTAAAGGCGCAAATAGCTTAGAAGAAACGGCTAATACATCGCGGGAAAACGGTACAAACTTCTGGGAACAAGTGGTAACTGCCATCTTGAAAAAGAAGGACGCTCAGACAAATAAGGAGATGAAACTCTTAGCTTACGGCAGACCTCACATTGTAGTTGAGGACTACAACGGAACAGCTGTAATAGTAGGGTTAGAGCATGGTGCAGAAGTAGCGGTAAACACTTCTACAGGTGCGGCAATGGGAGACTTGAACGGTTACACCATAACAGCTACCGCGCAAGAGCGTGTACCTGCTAACTTCTTGAAAGATGCTGTAAAAGACAACCCTTTTGCGGGGTTAGGTTCAACCGTTACAGTAGTAGAAGGAACTTAGTTTGTATTCATAATAGGTTGGTTGGAAACCCTCGGCTATAATGGTCGGGGGTTTTTTATTTCTAACAAAGGCTAAAGCTATCGTTAATTATTTAATGAAAGTTTTAGCACCAAATTACAGCGGCTCAATCTCACTTTATACAAGGGAGCATTCGCAGGATATAGACTATTTGTTTGTGCTATTCGATGAGCAGATAAATAAAGCCTATTCTTATAAAATAGATTCATCAGCAATAGTATATGATGGATTTAAAACTACCTTCAATATTGATGTAGAAACGGAAGTAGAAAAATTCTACAACTACCAACTATTTACACAGGATGGAAGCGTAACAGATTCAGAAGAAGAATCAGACGTAATGCGTGAAAACATTTTCGCTCTTTATATCGCAGAGAATGTCATTGAGGAAATAGCAAACGGTAAGATATTTTGCACCACACAGACCGACTTAGAAAGGTTTGAAATGAATAAGGGGAGTTATACAAGTCAGGACACCGAAAACGATTATGTAATAGTATGAGCGGGAATATGAAATTTATAGAGTTAGACTCATACGTTAAGCCTAAACTCACTGAGAAGATTGGCGAAAAGTGGGTGAGATGGCAAACACAAAACGGAGATAACTACTTCAACTACATTATAGACCGATACCACGGCAGCCCAACGAATAACGCTATTATTCAGGCTATATCAGATATGATTTATGGTAAAGGTATAGATGCCACAGATAGAGATGTAAGGTTGAAAGATTGGGCGAAATTTAAGAAGCTATTTAAAGATGATGAAGTACGAAAAGTGGCCAACGACTTTAAGACCTTCAATAAGTTTGCATTTCAGGTAATCTACTCCACAGATAGAAAGGCAATAGCGGAAATATACCACGCCCCTGTTAACTGCTATATGCCTGAAAAGTGCAATGAATATGGTGAGATAGAAGCATACTGGTTCAGTCCAGACTGGACAAATGAAAACATAAAACCTAAGCGAGTACCCGTACTTGGCAAAGGTGAATTAAACGAAGATGGATTACCTATTGAAGAATCGGAAATCATCTACTATCAACCTTATTCCCCCGGCTCTTTTTATTTCTCCCCTGTAGATTATCAGGGAGGGTTGCAGTATGCTGAAATGGAAGAGGGTATTGCAGATTTCCACTTGAACCACTTAAAGAATGGATTTCACGATTTAACCGTAGTTAATTTTAATAACGGGGTTCCTGACGATGCAAAGCAAGTGGAAATTGAAAGTCAGGTAAAACATAAATTTTCAGGCACACAAGGGCAAAGAGTGATTGTTTCTTTCAATGAAAGTAAGGAAACTGCCCCCACTATTGACAGCGCAGGAATAGAAGATGCTGACAAGCTATTTGACCTACTAAGCAAAGAGGCAAGCCAAAAGCTAATGATTAGCCATAGAATCACCTCCCCTATGCTTTTAGGTATAAAAGATAATACAGGGTTAGGCAATAACGCGGATGAGCTTAAAACAGCTTACCTACTTATGGAATCTACGGTATGTCGCCCCTATCAGGATTGTATTATAGAGGTTATCCAGAAGATATGCGCTAAAGCAGGAATAAGCCTTGACCTATACTTTAAACCATTGAAGCCCCTTGAATTTGCAACAGAAACAGCACAAGCCGAGGCTACAGATGAACAGATAGAAAAAGAAGAGGGTGTAGGTAGTGAGGTTGAAGAAGAAAATCTTGAACAGGAAAAGCCACAAGTAAATGTGGCGGTAAGAGACTTCACACCACGTCAACAGCAACAAATACAGCGTATAGTTAGAGAGTTTAATAAAGGAAACCTAACAGAAGGGCAGGCTATAATCCAGCTACAAGATATGACGGGCTGGTCAGAAGAGAAAGCCCGCGCTTATTTAGGTGTGGAGTTGAAACTTAGCGCAAATAACGACTTATCCGATACAAGGGCAAACGAGATTTTAAAGTTAGCAGGTGAGTTAGGCGAGGTGATGGATTTGGATGAATACGAGCTATACAGTGAAGCACCAGCCGAAACGGAGCAGGTAGAGCTAAGGGTTGCAAAATCAATAGTTGGGTATTCTGAGCCTGACAAAAAGAGTGAGCAGGACAGGGGTTTATTTAAGATAAGATATGCCTATGCTCCTGAAACTACAAGCGAAAATAGCCGAGACTTCTGCAAACAAATGGTAGCATTATCACAGCAAGGGGTAGTATATCGCAAGGAAGATATAGACACCATGAGTAATGCGGGGGTTAATGGTGAATTTTCAGCCAGCGGACAAAGCACATATGACCTATTCAAATTTAAGGGGGGCGCGCAATGTCATCATTACTGGATGAGAAAGGTGTATATGCGAAAACGTGAAAATGGCAAATTCCTTCCGAATGAGGGCTTGCAGAATGATAAAAAAGTAAGCGTGAATGAAGCCCGAAGAAAGGGAGTAGAGATGCCCCAAAACTCAAAAGAAGTAGCAACTCGGCCTGTAGATATGCCGAATAATGGAAGGTTGAAATAATGGCAAAGGCACTATTTATAAGCCCCGCAGACATCAGGCAAAAGACCGCGTTAGGCGGGAATGTAGACGCGGACAAATTCACGCAATTTATACTTGTGGCTCAGGATATACACATTCAAAATGTGATAGGCACTAAGTTGATGCAGAGGCTGCAAACTTTAATATTAGATAGTAGCCTTTCGGGCAACTACAAAACATTAGTGGACGACTACATAAAACCCGCTCTTATCCATTACGCTATGATGGAGTATCTACCGTGGGCGGGTATAACAATAGGGAATAAAGGTATAATTAGAGGTAGCTCAGAGCAAGGCGAAACCGCTCAAAGTTTTGACGTAGAAAAGATGGTGCAAAAGGAAAGGGACATTGCCGACCATTACGCGGACTTACTTAAATCTCATTTATGCGCATACCCTACCCGCTATCCAGAGTATAATCAGAATAGGAATGGGGATATATACCCTGATAAGTCTAACTCAAATCGTGGAGGATGGGTACTCGACTAAAAACACGCTACAAGCCAAAGGCGGAGAATGAAAAAAAGTTGAAGCTCTTTTTAAAAAAGCTGGATAAAGAAAACAACAACAACGAATGAAACGGATAGTAACACTCCTTTTTTTAAGTCTTTCCCTTTGCTCATTTGCACAGGAAAGCGACACTTTAAAGTACCAAAAGAACCCCATTAAATATAAATGGTTGGGTGGTGCTTTATTTAGAAGTCCTGTTTATCTTCCTGATTTAGCTGATGAATCAGATACTGTAGTAGCTATAGTGTTACCTTCTGGTAAAGTTAGCTATAGGAAATTATCTAAATTCTCAGGTGGAGGCGGTGAGGGTGATGTTACGCAAGCCCAATTACAAGCGGCCGCTGATACATTGAATCAAACATTATCAATTGACGGCTCAACCCTTACCATTAGTGGGGGTAATAGTGTGGAGATACCAGCGGGGGGTGATGTTACACAAGCCGAGTTAACCACCACAGCGGATACTTTAGAGGCTAATTTAGAGTTGAAATTCAGCAATGATGCAGCGGTATCGGTTAAAAGCGCGAATGAGTATAGCCATAGACCTGTAACCGTTCGCATACCAGAACCATACAACATAGGTCAGACCGTCCACCCTTCGGTGTTATATTTTGATACACCTTTCAATGGGTATAGGTATTGGATGGCAATAACACCTTATGCAGATAGTCAAAACAGGTTTGAGAATCCTTGTGTATTTGCGAGTCACAACGGAGTTAATTGGGTAGTTCCAACGGGTTTAACTAATCCAATTGAGCCAACACCTACAAGTGGTGCAGATTTAAACGCGGATTATAACGCAGACCCCAACTTGTTTTACAACAATGACACCCTATACATGGCGTTTCGCCAAAGTATCACACAGTCAGGATTTACGCGACTATATGTATATATGGTAAAGAGCGTAGATGGTGTGAATTGGAGCGCGAAAAAGCAAGTGCTGTATTACGAAATTATGGACGCTGACCCTGACATTCCTTTTCTATCACCATCTATTGTAAAAGATGGAAGCGGTAACGTGTATATGTATTACTGCAATTACGATTTTGGACTGAACACCTTAACACTTGCCCGAAAGCAAATAACAGGCAGCCCAATGGTTGCGGCTAATTATGGAGTTGAGCAAGCGGTATCAATTACAGGTAAACCTGATAGTAGAATACCTTGGCACGTAGAGGTTCAATGGGATGAAAAATACGGTTGGCAAATGCTACTTAATGCTGCTTCTGGTAAAGGTGGTGCAAATGGGAGATTATGGATATTAGAAAGCAGCAACGGAACATCTTTTGCTTACCGAAACACCTTGTTAAACCCATTCTTTGAGAATGAAAATCAGATACTTTATAAAAGTAGTTTCAGGAGGTTAGATGAAACGAAATATGAGGTTTGGTATTCCTCTAAAGGGATAAATAATACGTGGTGGACATCTTACGCTATAGCCGTAAGGGAGGGCGATAATGTTAAGGTTGCGAATGATAACGAGAATAAATTAGTTACAACCAAAAGCGTAGTCGCGCCAAGTGTTACAGCCCGCGATATTAACGCTCAAAATCTGCAAACGGAGTATATCACAAGTCCCACAGGTTTAGAAAATGCGTGGGGTATTGGTGCTAAAACAGGAGATTTGAGATGGGAAAGAGGTAGCAACACTACTGTATCAGCGGGTGATAGTCTAGCCGTTTTAGAATTTAACAGCCTTTCAGGGAATGTAATTTCGGGTACAATCAATGCTTTTAAAGGTTATGTAAAAATCATTATTGACGGTGAAAGGGTGTTGTATTTCAATACTAATATTTACGCTCAGTCTGGCGATGGGGCAGGTTTTCAATCCTTCACCGTGCCGCCTATAAAGTATGATGAATCCATTAAAATAATGGTTATTAACCCCAATGCTTATAGTGTAAAAGTCGGTTGGTCGATTCTAAATGTATTTAAAAGAGCATACAATACAGCGGGTGATATGACTGGAAACAACACCGTAGGCCCCGACATACCACCAAGCTCAGGCGGTGGTGGGGGTTCTGTTGGTGACACGCTCACGGGTGATGCATCTGATTATTTCACTTACGAACCGAACTCTACCAACTTATATACATATAGCGAACAGCTAAATAATGTTGTTTGGGGTACGGTGAATATGACAGTAGGTGTAGATTCAGCTATTGCGCCTGATGGAACTACATCAGCTGAAAAAATAACACCTACAGTTACCAACGGCACACACGTTATCGCCCAAACAAAAACAGTTACATCAGGTACTACTTATTCAGTTAGCTTTTTTGTAAAGCAAGCAGGGTTAAGGTATATTCAGATTTATGGTGCTGGTGCTGGATTTCCTTCAAGTAGGTATGCCAATTTTGACTTACAGACGGGTGCTATTACCGCTAATATTTTCAGTTCTGCCGAAATAGCATCTCTACCTAACGATTGGTACAGAATATCAGTAACACAAACAGCCGCAGCTAACGGAACGGGTGTAATAGGTTTAGCTACTATTAACTCTCCTACAGCCACAAACCGCCCAAGTTACGCGGGTGATGGGGTGAATGGATTTTATGTTTGGGGAGGACAAATGGAAGTCCAAAATAGATATAGTAGTTACATTAAAACCACATCTTCTACAGTATCGAGAGGTGAGGGATTCAACACAATTTTAAATGGGTTAAAAGCTAATTTAGATATATCCCCAAGCGATATTGGGCAAGGTGGGGCTTCTGTAGGTCAAATATTAAAATGGAGTGGTACAGCATGGGTGCCAAGCGCAGATGATACAAGTGGGGAGGCCACAGGTAAAACCACCTATGCAGATACTATTGTTTCAACTAACAGTCAACTTTACACACCACGGGAGCTATTAGGTGAAAACTATTTTTTAGGAAGGCCATCGGCTACACCCAATGTTTTTTCATTAGGGTATAGAGGACTTTCTACATCTACAGATTATGCCGTTGGGCAAACAAGCGCGGGGACGACTTCCATTAATGCTAAATCAGGTGAGAGGGTTGCTTTTAGAATATCCAACACTGAGTACGCAACTTTAAAAAGTGGCGGTTTTGGTATAGCCAATTTAAACCCTTCATTCGCTTTAGATGTAGGTTCTAATATGCGTGTAAGGCATAACGGAGGTTTAATTGTTTTAGCAGATGCTAATGGTGACTCTACCACCACAACATCGTTTATTGAACATAGAAATTCATCAGGTGCAGTTTTAGGCCGTTCAGGATTTCACACGGAAGCCAACAGGTCTTTAAGTCTTGTCAATTACATAGGAGATATTTACCTGTCTCCTAAAACAGGCAAAATGGTTCTTTGGGGTACAGATACCGTTGCAACGAGAGATTGGGTAAGGAATAACACAACATCAAATAGCGGTTCAGGCTTCAAATCCTGCTATAAGAAAGTAACCTCAAATTTCACAGTTAGCGCAACCGATACCTCGTGTAATATTCAGAATGTTTCAAACAGCGAAATAGCCGTAACATTCAACACTATTTCTGCTCCAAATGGTAGTGTTATTAACTTTTGGAATAATGGCGATGAAGGCTCATTTAGATTACTAAAAGGGACATCAAACCTAAAGATAGGGGGGCAGAATGTTACAAGCGATACCGTGTTAGCTACGGCTTCTGTAATGTATGCTAATGATACTTTTTATGTCGCGAATGGTGCAACGGTTAGCGGAGGGGGTTCAACTGACTTATCAGGATATTATACTAAATCCGAAGTAGATAGTTTGGTATCGGACACCCTGCAATATTACCAGCTCAAACCTACTGTAATAGCCGTTTCATCTAACAGAAATATTGCGGCCTCTGACGTGGGCAATACCCTTAGTTGTACCTCTACAGCCACGCTAACCATCACATTAAACTTCTCTGCAATGGCCGTGGGGGACGTAATAAACTTAGAGGCACTCGGCACAACATTCACCATTGAAGGGGCTACAGGAGTTTCAATAAACGGAGTGAGTGCAGGTGATAAAGATGTAGGCAATAGCTCGGTTTACACAGGCGGGATATTGCGTAAAACAGGAACCAATAGTTATGTCGTACTGTAATGAAAAAACTGATTCTACTCTTATTTATCAGTATAGGGTTAAGCCTTTCGGGGCAGAACTACTACTATGCTATACATGACACGGCAGGGAGTACACCACCCGCCCCTGCTTCATGGCTTTTATTGGATAGCTTTCCAAACGCGGCCTTTGCTTTTGCCTTAAACAAACTAGATAAAGACTATGCAGGTAATTGCATACAGGTAAGAAGATCAAGCGATAATGACACGGCCTATATCGGGTTTGTAAATACTGATTTAGATAGCGCCACCCTAAAGACCTTTTGCGCGGGTACGGATTGCTTTGTAAGAAGAGGTTTTGACCAAAGCGGGAACGGTAGAAATCTTAGGCAACTTACAGCGGGTAATCAACCTAAAATAGTGAGTAGTGGCACCATAATAAGAGGTGATGACGGAAACCCCACGATGGAGTTTGACGGAGACTATCTGCAAACGGTAGACTTTGGGCCAACCGCACAACCTACCACAAGGATAGCTATTGCTACAAGAGATGCCGCAGCGGACGGAGGGGCGCACTACATTACAGACGGTAGCCCAACACACAGGCAGGTAATAGGTATCAATGGTGACGCTAATTGCAGGTTGTTTGCAGGTTCGGTAAATGACTATACTACCCTTAGCCCTTTCCAAGCGCAAACTACATGGTTCGGTCTTTTCAACACCACAGCAAGTAAACTTTGGATAAACGGTACAGACTTAGGCTCAAAGAATGTAGGCTCAGGCCAATTGGGTAGGGTTACAATGGGGAGCGGACATTCAGGCACTTCTTTTTGGTTTGGTACTATCAAACTTTTAGTAGTCTATCCTTCCAATCAAACAACAAATAGAACAGGCATAGAGGCCATGCTTCCATGAGGTACATCATTTACATACTACTCTTTTCTTTTACGGTTGAGGCACAATTACCAGCGGTAATGCAGCAAGCCGAAAAAACCACACGCATAAGGAGGTTAGATACTCTTATCACACCACCCAGTCAGGGCGGGGGTGGAAATCCTACAGGGACATGGTTGACAAATGAGCTTTTACCCGTTACCCATGAGTGGATATTAGCGGACTATCACACCGTACAATATGAAGCAGCGGCATTATTTGATTCGGTACTAAACACCACCGCAACATTTACGTCAAACATTTGGGCCAGCCCACCTTATGAAGTGATACCTAACACAGGTTTAAATGAACAGATAATAATTATTGACCTGCAAGGGAGGTGTAAGATAGATAGCATTTGGATAAGAGATGTAGCAGGGGTTACGCCTATTCAAATTTGGACGGCTAAAGAAAATATCTTCGATGTAGATTCAGTCACTCAAATAAATCTAAGCTTGTACTTAGCTTGGCGAAAAGTACCGATAGGGGACACTTTAAGATATGTAATGCTTAGGCACCCTTTAGGCTCGGTTAATGGCATAGGTGAGGTAGCGGTATATGGTAGTAGAATAGATGCTATTCCTGAACCATCAGGCTATGTGGTTAACAAGAAAGTAAAAGACCAATGGGGCGTAACCACACACGACTATGACCATGTAGAATCTTTGGATTCAGCGGGTATTCAAAACATCTACGATGCGAACTTCTTTAACATATCACGGACTTATGTTGAATCTGTAAAGACGTGGAATCAAAAGACCTTGAACCTAATCAAATCAGGGGCGGCAGCAGGAGCTTTTGACATTAACCAATTAGAAAAGTTCGCGGACAAAGGCGGGGAGTTGTTGCTTTCTTTTGTAGGAACACCAGACACCTTTACAAACTCATTTCCAGCGGCAGCTTATGACGGTGTACCAATGTTTTATTGGGATGAGAATTTAACGGGAAATGAAAACAGGGCAAGGCAGTTTGACCCCGAAAACTGGCAGCCCTTACGGGATATGATGATGCAAGTTGCCTCTTATATCCATGAGAATAATTTGGACACCGTGGCTATTATTCAGCTTTTTAACGAACTGGATAAAACGTGGCAAACAGGCTATCACCGCTTAAACCCTTTTATGGTAGCCGCTGCTTATAGTGTGTTTTGGGATGGCCACGAGGGGCAATTCGGGTACGGTATAAAAGATTCATTTCCTGAAATTAGAGTAGCATGGATGGCACAAGCCTACAACAATGTCGGGTACATGAAAATGGCGAAGCAATGGTTTGAAACGTTTAGATCGGATAGCGTTTTTTGTGCTGATATGATTTCGGTAAATAGCTATTGCACCAATAAATTAGGCTTTCAATGGTCGGCCAATGCCCACGCTATACCACCCGAAAATACGGAATGGTTGCACGAAATAGAGCGGACGTGTGAGTTTTCACATAGTATGGGGCTACCCTGTATTTTATCGGAATTTGGAGCAGATGCCACCGCTATAGATTGGAACCTAAACAGAGTATTTATTGATGATTCAGTAGATGTAGCATTACATGAGCTTATAGACAATCAGGGTGATTCATTAGCTGGGTGGTTGTACGATAACGTTTTTTGGCCAGAGTGGGATTCTATCATTCTATACCGACAGGCGAATTACAACGCGCGGTATATGCTCACAGCTTCAGAGTATGCAGACTACCTTATGATATACCATATGAGGGATAATTTCGAGCCACCGTGGGACAACCAAAGCACTTATAGCAGCACAGGTATAGCTTTTAGGGTAGATAGGATAGCAAGAGGTAATATCCAACTAAAACCATCAGGGGAGTTACTTAAAAGTCTTTTTGAGAGCTTAGGGGAGTATAGTTTGATAAGCACGGATGTAAACGGCAGCACGTGGACACAAACGTATAGGAATGATTTAGGCCAAGAAAAACAAGTGCAATGGACAACAGATGTAAATAGTCAACCACAAATTTTAGAATAAAAACTATGAGAAGAGAACCGATAAAATACAAGTCCTATAGGAAAAAGGAAAACAACCTCAAAGAGCGAATATCGGAAGGTATATTCATTACGATTATGATTAGCCTAATGATAGGATGGTCAATTTCTTTAAACTCATTATTAAGCGTTTGGTCAGATGTTTATGAGTTGAAAACGGAGCGTTTGCAAATAGAGCATGAACAAAGGTTAATTGAGGGAAACAAGCGTATGTCTAAGGTTTTAGGATACGATACTAAATTTTATTAATAAAGTCATGACAGAATCAGTATTAATAGACCGCCACGAGTGGTTGCAGGAACGTAAAAAGGAATTGGCAAACAGCGGAGAAACAAGCGATGTGCCTTATGTAGATAAGCTCATAGATGAAACATTGCGCCTTTTGTCCGACCTAAACGAGATTAATGGTTAAATAAATAGATATGGAAAAGAAGTCAGGTTTTTTTCAGGATGATTCAGGCAACTTTTCAATCACTCGATTGATAGTTCTTGGATTGGTAACCTATGCAATGATAATAGGTGTTTACGTAGTGCGTATGGAGGGTAGCGTTCCTGCATTAGCCTACGTATCAGGAATAGTTGGCTTGGCCGCTGGCTGGAAAATGGGTAGTAAAGCGCAAGAAACAAAAGCAAAACAGAAAAATGAATCTGACTAAAGAGCAATTCAAAGCCTGTTTCCCGCGCACATCAAACGCTCGAATAAATAAATATTACGAGCCAATGATGAAAACGCTACAGGTTTTTGACATAGACACACCGCAGCGTGTAAGTTTCTTCTTTGCTCAAATAGGACATGAGAGCCTAGACCTTTTATATGTCCGTGAAATAGCGTCAGGGAGCGCGTATGAAGGCCGTAAGGACTTAGGTAATACCGAGACGGGTGATGGGATTAGATACAAGGGTAGAGGGTTTATTCAGCTTACTGGAAGGGCGAACTACAAATCCTTTTCAGACTTTATGAATGAGGACTTTGTAAAGAATCCTGAAAAGGTAGAAGAACCCGCTAATGCTTGCGCGTCCGCTGGTTGGTTTTGGACGGTTCATAAAAAGCTAAACAAGCTGGCTGATGAGGGGAAGTTTGAAACGGTTACCAAGCGTATAAACGGGGGTTTAAATGGTTATGCTGATAGATTAAAACGATTAGGGGAGTGTAGGAAGGCTCTAGGAATAAAATAAAAACTCAATAAAAGTGGGGGTTTTACAGGTGGTAGATTTTATAGATGTGTTTTATCAAATAGCGAGATTAGGGATAGTATTTTTAATACTGGTTGCAATCATTGCTGGTTTGATTTACCACATCAAAAAATTAGAAAAAAGGGAGGACAAGCGCAACGAGGAGCTAAAGGAACTGACGAAAGATGCTTTAAAAGCTGTAACAACTTCAAACAACGCGATAGATAAAGTAATTAATCAATTTGACAGCGTAAAGGACGAAATGCGGGAATTACGCGGACAAGTCAAAGAATCAGGTTGTAAAAATGGGAGATAAGGAGAGGTTAAAAGCGTTGTGTGCTGAAATAGAATTAAAGCACGATTCTATAATGTCGCGATTTCAGGACGGCACGGAAAAGGAGATTCCCTTAGTTGAAAAATGGGTGAAAGACCCGGACGGCATGGGGGCGCATTTTGCATTGAACATTCCCGATGAATTTGGGGTGAAGGATAAAATTGTGATTGCCGTAATCAAAGAGGGTTACATGGGTAAGCCTTATTCCTTAGATGTAGACCGTAAAATTCACGTTATAAAAGGCAAAGTGTATGACCCTTTAAGAAATCAATTTGCAGATGAAAATACTATACCCTTAGAAGTACCAGCGGGGGAGTTTATGAATACCCACGGTATAAGTGATTCGGTTATAGCAATTCAGTTTTTAGATGGTGAGGAATAAAAAAAAACAGGACTACAAATGCAATCCTGTTTCTCGGTTTTGTCAAATTCTCAAGTGTCAGCTCTCAAACTGACGTTGCGAATATAGTAATAATTACTGAAAGGGTAAGTTTTGGAGGTTGTTTGTAAGGTGTTTATAGACAAGGTGGCTCAATAAGCGCCCAATGTGTTGGGTATATATCACATTCGCCATTTTCCCAACTACCTCCATGATAAGATGCTCTATCAACCCATTTATCTACATTATGCCCTGTAATTACCCACTCACCTTCTGGTGGTGTTTGCTCTGAAACCGCCACCCAGTTTATAGCATCGGGTATAGTTAATGCTTGGTTTTGTGCATCTTTTATACCTTCTATATAACCTTCTGCGTATAATTCACCTTTACGCTTAACCGCTTGTTCGTACTCGTCTTTTAAGTCTTGTTCTGTGTATTTCATTTTATATAAAGTTTAGTTTTAAAATTTCGCAACGATAACATATCTGCTACATCACATCTCATTCACTAACCCTCATATTAAAGGTTAATGAAGTTTGTTTCATGCAGGGGTGGGGGATTCGATTTACTTTTAACACACCAAAGATAATAATATTCTGATACGATAGCATCTATTCCGTTAAAAAATAGTAATTTAGCAATAATTACTAAAGATGAAACTACGCACACTCAGCTATATTTCAATCACTCTACTGCTATTCGGATGTAAATCTAAGCAGCCATCAATCAACTCATTTGAGCGGGTAGAAGTAAATACTAAGCATCAAACATTAGAAGGTATTAATCTACAGGTTAACTGGCCTATTGCAAGCTGTGACACCTTAACCGACACCATCTACAAGATAGATAAAAAATCAGGGGCGGAAATAAGACTTTACAAAGATGCCTTAAACCGATTAACTGCCGAGTGCGAAACTAAAGACACGGTTAAAATTACAACCTATGTAGACAGGGTGAAAGAGGTATATGTAAAAGAAGTAGTAGAATTAAGCTGGTGGCAAAGAACAAGGGCTAAATACGGTATTCAAATAGGCGCAATGGGTATGGCTTTGCTTTTTATTATAGGGTTCGTAATCAGGAAGTACATTTTTAGCTTTCTGAACAAAGGATGAAAATGAAATCATCCATAGCCATTGCCATTCTATTAATCATCATAATACTATCATTCCTTACATAAAATCGGCTTAAACTCCGATATTTTAATTTATCGGATGTAGAGGCTATACAACACAACAACAACATGGCAAAACCATACATTCACGATTACAAGGATGAGATATTAGAATCTTATGAAGAGTTGGACGGCAATATTACCCATGTTGCCAAACTACTTTATCACAAACATCCTGAAATTTCAGACCGATGCAGCGAAGATGGGTTAAGGCGAACCATTGGTGATGCACTAAAAAGATGGTTGGCCGACAATGAAATAATAGCCGAGAATGTAATCCTTGAAAAGAAGTATCAAAAATCAGCAGACAAACTAAGGATTGAACGAAAAACAAGGCGCGAGTTCTATCGTGTTGAAAATGCTGTATCCGAATTTGGGGCGGCACTTGTTGAGCAGAATAAACAATTTGGACAAATTTTGTCTAACTCAATAAACATCAATCCCATCAAATTAAATACAGGTGGGATTGGTGTGATGCAAATCACAGATGTTCACGGCAATGAATTGATAGACCTACCTCATAATAAATACGATTTCAATATACTATCCAAAAGGCTCAAAAAGTACACGAGGGAGAGTTTAGAGTATTTTAAGCATCGTAAGGTATCTAAAGTCTTAATCGCTTTTACAGGCGATTTATTAAACTCTGATAGGCGATTAGATGAATTACTGAACGCATCTACAAACAGAAGCAAGGCAAGTATCTTAATGATACACCTCTTAAAGCAAATGATATTAGAGGTAAGGAATGAAGGTTTTGAGGTGGATATAGTTTCGGTGCTGGGTAATGAAAGCAGGGTAGGTAAGGAAATGACATTTAGCAAAGAGGCTTTTTCGGACAACTACGACTTTACCATTATTGCCCAACTTAAACAGATATTTGAATTTTCAGGAATTGAAGGGATAAGATTCCACTCCCACGATGATTTAGAGATAGTAGTAAAAGTAGGTGAGCAGAACTGGCTTATAAAACACAATCTCGATAAGACTTTAGATCAACAAAAAAACACGCAATCATCAATAGGCGTTCAGGCTCTTAAAGGAATATTGATAGACTTTGTTATAGGTGGTCACATACACGCGCATAGAGCAACGGATATAAGTTGTAGAAGTGGCTCAATGAGTGGCTCCAACTCTTTTAACGAAAACGCATTAGGATTACAAGGCAGGGCATCAGGCGTATGTTATGTAGCTATAGGCAAAGAAAGGTATTACCAATACATAGATTTGCAATTCGCGAATTGCGAAGGCTACAATGTGATAAGGGAGTTAGAAGCGTATAATGCTAAAAGTGTGAGTAAACTTCATGTCGGCAAAACAGTAATGGAAATTGTGATATGAGCGAAGATAGAATTAACATGAAAATAGAAGGGAATCTTTTAAACCCTGAACACTTATTGAAATTAGAACAAATGATAGCAGCTCAAAGAATGTCTTTCGTCCTTCACGACCTTAATGAGTACTTTGTAAAGAACCCTAACAATCCAGCAAGACACGAATTTAACAACAGCTTAGAAGAGTGGGGAATAAACCTAGAACACCTCACAAGGAATGTTTAGCGTTTTATATTGGAAGAGCAATATTTTGAAGTGAAAAATTTGAAACATGAGTATAAACCTGAGTGGTTTTAATGCTTGAATGACCCGCTAACTTTTGAATTATCCTTGTGTCGGTTCCATTTTCCATCATCGCAGTAAAGGAACTATGCCTAAGTTGATGAAAATGATATTTCCTACCAACATACCTTTTTACTAATTTATTGCAACTTGAAGAAGTGTATTGATTTTTATTTTGACCATTAAACAGGTAAACTTTCGGCTTAAATTCCTTGAAGTAAAGTCTTAATAGATTCAACAAACCTTCACTTAAAGGAACGTATCTATCTTTCCTACCTTTCGATTCTCTTATAAATATCATCATACGCTTGCTGTCAATATCGGAGATTGTTAGATTAATCACCTCAGAAACTCTTAACCCTACACTAAAAGCAAGCGATAAAATTGCCTTGTGCTTCAAATTCTCAATCTGATTTATACACGAAACAAGGAAGTCTTTATCAATTGGGCGAGGGAGTTTCTTTTCTTTGCGAGGTCGTTGAAAATTCACCTTGCCATAAGACCGCCCAAGTACTTTTTTATACAGGAACTTTATAGCGTTTATAATCTGATTTTGCTGGCTTATTGATGTAAAATTATATCCATTCAAGTAGCTTTGAAAATCACTTGCCACCAAGTGCTGATGATATTTATCCACCGATTCTAAAAACTTCTTACAGTAATGAATATAGGTTTCAATCGTTCTGTCAGAGTAGTTTAAATATTTAAGCTTTTGAAATGTAATTCTTAAAACTTCATCGTGTTTGGTTTTCATAATCAATGGTTTAGGTTGTTGGTTTTCTATATGCTAGTTAGGGCTCATCGCCCTTCGGTACGCTGCAACCGCTTAGATATTTTTTTACAAGCCGAAACTCTTGGTATGTTAACTGACCAATTTTATTAAAAACCGCTTCAGCGGATTTGCAAACTTTTGTTTGATTAGCATAACCCATTTCTATAGCTATTATTCCCCTTATAAGAGAATGTATTTGCTCCGCTTTCGCTTTTTGAATTTCTGTTAACATTGAAAAATAATAAGCTCCTTTGCAGCTCTCTGAGCCCTAACGATCAAGGCTGAGCAACGCATCAGGAGAGGTTAATAATTATTTAATTTATGTAGGCTTGCCCCTTGGGCCACGCTCCCTAACAGGCGCATAAGGCTAATGATGCGAAGCTCAAAGGCTCTATGTGTATGCTTCGCATCCACTCGCCTTATGCCTTGATCGTTAGCAACCATTTAAAGGAAACTTCGATTGACAATATTTACCCTCGTTATAAGTTATGAATTGCAAAGCTGCTGCTGCGTTACCAACAAATACACATCTATCTTCTTGCATTACATAAACTGAATCTTTGTTCCAAAAAGCTAACGGTATATTATACCACTTCGCACCATCTTCAATATCATTATGTACGTGCAATAATAAACGGTTGCTAACATCGGCTATAAAATCATTGCCGTTTTGTTGCTTATCCAAAGTCTTGTTCTCTTTACTCATTTTGTTTCTAATTTGAAAAGTTATAGCGTTTTAATCGGCAACGCTTCATAGCCGTATAACGTTATGCACAATAAATTTTACTTTACTCTTCCTTAAATTCAATACCCTCACTTCTAAGAACACCAAGTAAAAACAATTCTCGTGTGTCGGTAGCCATTAAACCTTTCCAGGAATAAACACCATTACCCATATACCTTGCGTATTTATCAAAATTTTTACCGTACTTTTCGTTTGGGTCAAAACCTTTCGGTAGTTTGCTTTCTAAATATTTTATTCGTTCCATAATCTGTAAAATTTACAGATGCATAACAAAGGCTATATGGTATGCATCTTAGTTATTAATTAATGTTTGTTTTTAATTCAATCGTTAGTGGTGTTTGCTTGGGTTCGGTTGGCACACCACATAGCCAAACCGTTGTATGCAATGCAACCTACTCTTCCCAATTAGGGTTGGTTATTGCTTTGCTGCTAATTGCTACTTCACCATCATGTAGTTCTTTGTATCGATTGCACTTACCCTTCGGGCATACAACATCGGCTATACCCAATAATTTTAAATCACAAACTATTTTCATTAATTCAACTTTAGTCAAATAAATGTATTCGCCATTTTTATTAATGCAGTATTCATCTGAGGGAAATAGCTTTCTGCGAGCTTTAGTTGTTTGTTCTATTCTAATCATAATATCGTTTATTTAAAATTACTGTGCATAGCCGTAGGCGTTAGCGCACATTAAAGAACAACCTTTTCAATGCGCCCAATTATATTATGCTTTTGTGCATACTCTTCAACCTTTTTTCTTTTGCTGTGCGTGTAGTGATTCCATCCGTTAGGCGCATCTTTACCATTGTACTCAGCTTTAAGATATTCACCTTGTCTATTGTCTGTTTTTAAAATAAATCTCGTCATAATATTAGATGTTAAGGACATTAATGTCCGCATGATTAACAATAACGTGCGCTAACAAAGTATATAAAACATGGCTAGTTTCTGTCCTCTTGAAGATTCAAGTTGCTCCATATCGCTACTCCTAAGCCCGAAGGTTTGTGCTTTACAAACGCCACGTTTCATATACAAACCGTTGGTGATGCATTAAAACGACACACCAACACCAGCTATACCCAAGGCTTATTCGTCCTTTTCTGATACATCAGGCTGGTTTTTTTTGCCCTGCTCGCGTTTTCATAAGGGCATACAGTTTCACAATACCATTTTCGATACGTGACCTTGCAGATGAATTTCTGTAGGCCATGTCTGTTTTGTATTGGAAGAACTCGGCCAGGTCGTTATCCGTTATGCCGAGTTCTTTTTTTACTTCCTTGATGGTCATTTAAAATACCCTATTGTTTTACATGTTGAATTTGATCTATCAGGATGGCCTAACTCTAAATGTTGTAATTTACCGCACCTTCTACACTGCCTTTTATTTCCTAATTGGGTTTCAATCCATTTATACAAAAATGCACAGGGTCTTGGGTTTCTTGTTTCTTTTAGCTTAGTCATTATAAGGTACTTTATCAGATTTTAGTGTCGATATTGCACCCTTTAGAGTGCAACCTAAGAATAGGCTTTGAATTTTTCTATGACTTTCAGCGTGTTCGGTATCGTGAGCAACAGATGTTTCTATCCACCACCCACCGGATTCACCATTAGCTTCGGAGCATCTACTTGAATAAACTTCAAAAAGAATCCATCCTTTCTTTTTTAGAAGTTTTACTGTAATGTGGTTATCATTATTATCGTAAATCATTCCTGTAGCTTTTTACGTTTGTTATATAGTTTTTCAAACACATTATCAATGCTCTTATGTTGGCCGTACTTATCTTCCAGCTTTAACACTTCACCAATAGCGTGGTCAAGGTCTGATAGATCAGTACAGTTTGACGGCTTGAAGTAAGGATTGCTTTTAAGTTCTTGCGTAAGTGTCATAGCTTATTTGTTTTGATGGTGTAATATAAGCATATACTTAAATACAAACCAAATATTTTACAACCTTTTTTAAGTAAATACTTAAATTTATTTTCGTTTGGGGCAAAAAAAGAGCAGGGGTAATTGTGTGCAATCTTAGACTGGTGTTGGATTCATCGCCCTGTGCATAGCTACACCGTTAGGCGTAATGGTAGCCAAACTCTATCATTATTTGCATCATCTTTTTTGCAATCCAAATTGGTTCTTCGTGAAATATGCTATCTACAACATTTTCAGGCTTTCCTTCAATTATATGTGCTTCAAGTCGGTCTATTACCATATCAGGATATAAACCACTACGCCTAACATTGTATAAAAACAATGATAGTTCTTTGCGTCTATCTTGGTTCATCGGAAATTCAATAAGTTCTGCCATTTTTTAAATTTTATCTGTTAATTATCACTGTTTTTATACTTAGCGTTATATACAAGCACTACTCATCGTCTTCGATTGGATGTCCAGGACAACCACCACCAAAAGGGTCAAATCCTTCACAGTTCTCAGAACCGATTAGTTTATGTCCTTTAGCTTGAAGTTCAGCTAATGTTTGCCTAATATCTTTGTCGCTCATTGGATTTCCATTTTCATCATCGAATAATCCAGTCATTTTCCTTCCTTTAAAGTTTCGTAAAACTCCTTCAATGTTTGTACTTAAATGCCTTTTGGTTCTCATATCGTTTTTAAATTAAGTTTCTACTATTTGCCCGTGCCAGTATATAACACAGGCTATAAAATACCCTTCGGGTCGCTACGCTATTTCATAGCCAAACCGTTACCCACAAGCACTACTTAGTACTTCCAAACAAAGTTCTACGGGTATTATAGATCGTTGGTAGCTTCCTTTTCGCCCTTGCGTTCCTGTCTTACTTCCTCTCGGTGCAGGTTGGTGGTGGCAATTAGGGTTTCCGTTCTTACATTGTGGTCTTGGTATCCAGTCTTTGCTGTTCGTCCAAATATCAGTCGGCTTGGCTCTATCGTCACCATATTGGCAATACCATATTGTGTGCCTTTTGAACTCTTGCATAAACGGCATTTTACGGAGCATACCTCTTGGATTTTCAATAAAGAATACCATATTAGGGTTAATATTTAGCCATTCTTTAATCAGTCCTATAAAATGCTCGTTTACCTGATCGCACTTTTTAGCATAGTCTGTTTTTGGTTCAATACTGTTAGTTCGGTGTGTACTACAAGCTGCAATGCTGTATGTAGTGCAATCAGGAGAAGCCCAAACTACATCAGGAACAAAAGGCACATCTTCTTTAACTAAATTGCCAATATCAATAGCAAGGTTTATTCCATCGTATTCTTTCCAATCAATCGAAAATACATTGTAGCCAAGCCTTTCACCAACCTTTCCAACGCTTCTAGATCCTGCGAAAAGTTCCAGTAAATTACCCGTGCCAGTGGGTAACACTGTATATACGTCAGTTGCGGCTTCGTGCTTATTCGTTGTTTCTTCCATTCTATTAAGTTTTGTTTTAAATTGATACGTCCGTGCTTTTAATCGCAACCGAACGCATATACTTTACCGTTGAGGCAAAATACCCTACGGTCGTAGCCCCTCAACAATCCCCTCCAACTTTTCCAGCTTGTCTTTCGGTATATTCCGTCTCCCATTCATCCAGTTAGAGAAAGACCTTTGGCTCCATCCTATTTGTCGAGCTAGTTCCTTTTGGGAAACCTTGTGGCGTATGAGGCGTATTTTGTCTTTTATATCCATTTTAAAATCAATAGACTTGCAGGTACATTCTTTTAGCTTATTTAAGCAATTGGAGCAATACCCGCCAAAGTCATATTGTGTTTTTTCTTTTAGGGTCATAGGCTCGGTATTAACAGTCATACCCAAAGCAAAAAACAACGGCCTTAGTATTCTCTAATTTCTTAGGGTTTAACGATGTGTTTTCGTCTACTCTAAGGGTGGATTCATCTACTTCGTTGTAGGTTGTCCCCCAGTATTCTATAGAGCCAGCGACACGAACATCTATATTACCATGCTCTTTCCTGTAGGATTCTAATTTTGCTATTACTTCGTCTATCTTCATATCTCTTAGCTTTTATTATTTAAGGGGTGGGGTTGAGTCTGGCTTTAATCTCCAAAAGGGATTTCTTTATTTCAGCCAATTCTTTTAACGAAAGACCGCTATTAAGCGAAGGATTTATATCTGCTAAGGTTTGGATTACATCTCTTTCAAGACTGATTTTTTTCTTGAACTCTTCCATTTCTTTAGTTTGGTCGTATATAACATCATCTGACCAATGGCTCTTTTTATCACCTTCCATATAAGCGTTGGCTCCATAAGTGCCTGAGCCTATTTGCTGCCCATACTCTTTTTTAAACCTTCTTCCGCTTACAGTTGAGAACTGTGTTTTTGTAACTCTAACAACTTTTTCTGGAATAAAAAACTCTTCTCCTAAGTTCCACCCATACCTTATTGAATTACCTACAAAAACTTCATCACCTACTTTAATGTCTTGAAACTTCATATTAATTTGCTTTTCATTTGATGTAAACAAATATACAAAACAAAGTAATACCACTTTTAAAAAACTTTTAAAACTTTGAAAATATTTTCGATGCGTGCTGAAAATCAAACGAATATATTTAATTCGCGCCTGCTTTGGGAGCAGGAGGTCGCAGGTTCGAATCCTGCCGCCCCGACTAAAAAGCCGCAAGTTGAAAAACTTGCGGCTTTTTTTGTTGTGGTACTGCTTATTACCACCGCTTATTTATTGCCGATATGGATAAAAAAAAACTGCCTTTTAAAGGCAGTTTTTATATAGTTAGTTTACTTATTAAAATCTCTAATTCTTGATGATCTTATGAAAGTAGGTTTTACCACCTATGTTAATTTTTAGGATATACAGACCATTTGAATAGTCGCTCAAATCAATGCTGACTTCTTTAAGGATTATTTTTTCCGATAGAACGTTACCAGAAAAGGCTTCATGTACAGTTACATAAGAAGGGGTAGAGCTTTCCTGAAGTAATTCAATTGTTGTTACACCCATAGTAGGGTTTGGATAAACTATAAAGCCCTGTGCGATAGATGAGGAAGAAGTAGTGGCAACAGATTTGTTCATTTTCTTGATGACTGTGGATTCACCTTTCCCCAAATCCAAACGAAATGAAAACCCGCCTTTATCTCCGCTTTTACTTTTATTTCGTACTACTAAGATTACTGTATTTTCATCGCTTTTAAAAATTCCTTTAAGGTCTGCCTTTACATAATCAAAGGCATCATTTCCATTGTAGCCATTGGCGTTTAGGGTATCGGATCTATACATTAAATCATGATAAGGGGATTTAAAGTTGGGTGGCCCTGAATGATCCTCTCTGGCTATAAGGATGTCATTGATGTAAATTTCCATCGCATCGTCTACCGTCATTCTGATACGTGCATTTAAATCTACTGTATCTGTTAGATCAAAGGATTTTCTAAAAAAGGTAATATTGTTTTCAGTTTTAATAACCTCAGTGCTGTCTACCGGATGTATGCTGTTGTAGCTATATGGCTGTCCTTCTTCAGCCTTAAGTGTGTAGGTTGAGATATCTGGTAATGATTTTACCCCTGACCATGTTCCGCTAAAATCGCTACCAATAACCTCTGTACTTTTTTCAAATAGTGAGTCGGATACAAGGGCAAAGGCCATGTTAAATCTTTCAGGTAAAAACTTTGGCCTACTATGGTTATTATTAGGGTTCCAGTATAAGGTTTTTATACTGCTACCTTTAGTAAATTCCATAGTATAACGGTCATTATTACTAAAGTCAAATGAGTTTATTTCATACCCTTCTATTTCTTTATAGAGGCTATCTTTAAACCAACTGGCCCAAGGTTTTAAGCGCAAGTTACCCCTTGAAAGGTTGTTAGGTAGTTCGTAGGCTTTATTGTAAGCTATTCCTGAACTTGAATAAGTATTCCTATTTATGTACGGACTTCCTTTTGAAAATGATTTGTCATCTCTAATATGATATCCAGTGGCATAATCTACCCACGGAGACATCGTTAAGAACATCCTCGAGTTCCATGCTCCTGCCAAGTGTTGTATCAAGCTGTCATATTTAGGCAGGAATACAGAATCCCAAGCATAAATATCCTTATGGAACATCGTATCATAATTATAATAGTTTTT